GTATTTTTATTTTATGATAAAGAAATATATGTAATACAACTTTGCGGTGGACCAAAAAAACTTACCGCATCGCAACGTAATAAAAATATTGTTGCTACTGGTATTATCAGACAAAAGAAACTAACGCAAAAGCAAGGAATTGATGCCACTGAAATACTTGGATGAAAAATCTTAAAGAACGTATAATTGCAATAGGTGGTTGGTTTAAGCCTAAATGTAAACATTACCACGATCGTATGATACCATATTTTGCTATTAAAACGTGTAATGGTAATGGTGATCGCTATCTTTGTAACTCTGCAAAAATCTATATGTTAGATAAATCTTCTTTTAATAAAGTTGCTGTTTGGAAAATAGCTTGTATGGCTTGTAAAAGAAGATGGATTGCTTAGATATTTTCTATGAATTTTTTACCAGATAAGTTTTCAACTTCTTTAACTAGGGCTTCCATATTAACTCTAACAGTCTTACCTGTTACAGAATTTTTAGAATAATATTCCCATTCACCTTCTTTATTGTGCGGTGATATCTTAGTAGCATTTCCAGCCTCATCTCTTACGTACACTTCTGAACTTGCTGAATCATCTAAAGCATATATCCAAGAGTGGTCTGCAAGATTAGTTGGAGCACTTGCTTGATTGATTAATTGTATTGCACCTAATCTGTTTTGTGAATTACTTCCTGCTGTTCTATTATCATAGAATGCCCAATTGGTTGCACCAGTATCTGCATTCATATCAGCATAATATCCATATGAATTTGTAATTGTAGCAGTTCCACCACCACCTGTTCCATATGTATTGTTTCCTGAATAATGATAACCATAAGCATTAGTAATTAAACCGGTTTTACCAGCACCTAAATTACTTGCATCAACTTCACAATTACTTTTTACACCCATAAAGTTTGTTACCGTTAAATTCCCATCTACTTTTGGTGAGAGATAACCATATCCAATAAAACCAGTTGCTGATGATATTATACTATCATCTGTACTTGAAGAGGTTATGTATGCCGTGCAATTCATTGCTTGTGCACCTCTGCTTAAACTTGAGTGTGTTATTGAAGAACCATTAATGTCTAAAGCCATCACACAAATATTTCTAAATCTTGCGTTTGAACTTGTAGTATCTGCTCCGTTTGTTTTAAGACTTGTTTGTATCCAGTTTGCATAAGTTCTATCTGCACCTGGAACAATTGCCTCATCAACATAATACATCGCATTACCTTTAAGTCTGCCAGTTGAACCATATGCACCTGATATCAAACCTCCAAAGTCACCATACCAGTCTGCATTTCCAACATTAACTACACCTGTTCCTGATGGTTGAAGATAAATGGTATCATTACTTCTTGAAGCACTAATTTTGTTATCAACTAATTGTATTGCATCTGTTGAAATGTTTGTTGTGGCAGTTATGGCACCTGTAACATTTGTATCTGCTTGTAATTCTATTGTTCCTGTTCCACTTGTTCCAAGTTCCAAGTTTGCATTAGATGAACTTGTTGAAATTGTATTTTGGTTTATTTTGACATCACCAAATAAACTTTGTCCATTTGTGTTATCGTAGAATGCCCATTTGTTGGTGCCAAACAAACCTGTTACATAAACTCCATAACCATTTGTTATTACTCTTGTTCCGCTGTCACCGTCATCATAAACTGAAGCCTTAAGCCCATAAGCATTTGTAATTGTGACATCATCTCCACCCCAAGAAGCAACTCCTGTTGATGCATTTAATCCAACCGCGTTAGTAACTGTTAAAAGTCCACCGTTAGCTGAGGCATAACAGGACGCTTCTACGGCAACCATATTTCCTAATGTTGCTGTGCCTGCCGCTGTATTAGTCACGTTTGCCGCACCATCAATAGCTCTTAATCCTCTAGTGCTTCCACTGTTGGTCATGCTTGAACCATTCATGTCCATACTTGCACCACCTAGATAATTTCTAAATCTGTTGTGTGTATTTGAACTATTAATACTTGTGGCTAATTTCCATTCTGAAATTAAAGCGTGTCTGTATTGTCTAGTTGCATTTGATGTGCATTCACCTTGGTCTACAATTCTATCATGAATTATTACACCTTTCAGCATATCGTTTACTGCTGAGCCATATCCCGTGTGAGTAGCCGCATATTCACTTAACCCTTCATCACCTGTTTGACTTATATGAATTCTTCCTGTGCCGTTTGCTGATAGATTTAATGCGTCATTACTTCGTGTTGTTGTGATGTTATGGTCGTCTATTGTTATTGCATCATTACCTATACTTGTGGTTGCTGTAATACTTGTTCCGGCAGTTATAGCCGTTGTAGCCGCTATTGTTGTTGAAGCAGTAATATTTCCGGTAATTCCAAGTGTACTACCATCAAATGTTGCGTTGGCTTCACCAATTAGTGCATTGGAGCCTGTCACAGTTGCTATTGTATTATTTGTTGAACCTGATAATGATACACCACCAGCACTTGCTTCTAAACTAATTTTACCACTTGAATCGTCATATGTTAAAACATAGTTGTCTTGTCCTGATGCCACTGATTGATCAACATCAAATCTAAAGTTTCCTAATAAAATATCTCCAGTACCTGCTGGATCAATAATAATATTATCGTTACTTCTTAATCCTGATATTGTATGGTCATCAATTTTTATAGCATCATTGGCTATACTTGTTGTTGCTGTTATGGCTCCGGTAACATTTATATCTGTTTGTACTTCTACTGTACCTGAACCATTTGCTGATAATTCTAAATTGGCATTTGAAGCATTTGTAGATAGCGTATTATCAACTGCTGTTATACCATCTAAAATTACACCACCTGTACCATTACCTTGTAATGTAACACTGGCATTGGTTGCATCTGCTGTTATTGTTGTTCCTGTGTGTCCACCACCAATTCTTAAACCTAATGCAACAATATCTCCTGCTGTTGTGGCATCCATTCCTGGTCTAAGTTGTAAATCTGATCCTTTATTGTCTGTTGAGTTTGTAGCAGTTTTAATAATGCTGTCACCATATAATCCGGCTGATCCACTACCTGCTCCAACCACAATTGATGCACCTAATCCATCTGACCCAATTACATTAAGTGCCCCACTGTAAATCCATACATTTTGATTTCCAGTACCACCTCGTATTCGTAGTTGCTCACTATTACCTGATTGGATAGTTGAACCTTGTGATCCGTGCGACCAACTGTCTCCAAATATTAAATGTTGTCCTGTTGTATCTGTAATACTTAACTGTCCACTTGTGGCTTCTGCTCCAGAACTTGCACCACCAGTGATGTTTACTCTACCTGTTCCATTTCCAGAAAGTTCTAAGTAATCATTTGATCTATTTGCACTAATTTTGTTATCTACTAATGATATTGCTGATGTTGTTAAGTCTCCAGTAACATTTGTAGTTGCATTTAATTCTATTGTACCAGTACCACTCGGGTCTAATGTTAAATCTGCGTTACTTGGTGCTGTAATTGTTGAACCTACAAAGGTTAAATCACCAGTTGTACTACCTGTGTTTTCTGTCCAACTTAATGTTCCACTACCATCTGTTTTTAATACGTAATTTGATGTACCATCACTCGATGGCCATGATAAACCATCTAATACAATTTTACCTGAACCAGCAGTGGCTAATTCTAAAGTATCGTTGGATCTTGATGCTGTAATTTTATTGTCATTGATTGTAACTCCGTCTGTTGAAATTGCATTGTTGCTTACAACAAAACCTGAAGCCGCGTTACCTGTAAATAATGTTGCTCCTGATACTGTACCTGTTATTGAAGTACTTGCAACAGAAACGTTGGTTGTACCTGATGAAATTGTTGTTCCAGATATAGAACCAAACGAATCATCTACATATTTTTTTGTTGCCGCATCACCGTCTGCAATTGGTGACGAGGTTGTTAAATTTTTAACTCTTGATCCACCCATATCAATTGTGCCTGTACCTGCGGCATCTAATATAAGGTCATCGTTTGATCTAGTTGTTGTTATTTTGTTATCATTTATTGATATACCATCTGTAGTTAAATTTCCAGTCACATTACCAGTTAAATTTCCTGTAACATTTGTTGTAATTGGACTTGCTAATGCAATACCTATATTACCTGAAGTGGTTACTGGTGTACTAGTAATAGTAAGGTCATCACCTGATGTTGTTAGTCCAACTGATGTAACCGTACCACCAGCATCTGTTGTTGTTTGTGCGTTTCCTGAACCATCAAAACTTAATACTTTGTTTGCTCTATCTGCCGCGGCTGGAATAGTCATTGTTGCAGTATCAGTGTTTGGTTCTGTAGTTGATATTGCTCTATTTTCTATTTTGTCTGTGGCATCAATAACTGCTTGTGATAAACGATCTAATTCTGCGTTTACTGTGCCTGCCAGGAATGCTCCTGACTGTGCGAAATCTGTTGTTCTTGCTAAATTTGTATCTCTTACAAGTGTAATAACAACTGCGTCTGAAGGGGCTGATCCAAATACAATTGATCCTGTTCCTGATGACCCCGAATCAAACGAAACTGTATAGTGCGTAGTTAATGTCTTTTTAGTAGAGCCTTCATATACTGCGATAGATGAACTATCTGCAATTTCAAAATTGAAAGTGTATGAAACAGTACTTCCGTCTGCTGTATATGCTACTCTTGGTGTTGTTGTTGCTGTTGTCATTATAATTTAAACTCCTTATTATTTATTGATTTAATTGAAACCACCTTTCCAAAAATCCATCAACGCTCCATCTGGTGATCTAATTGGTTTCCCAAACATAATCCCCTTTCCTCTATTTTTACGTAATCGTTTTTGAATTCTTTTTTGTGCTCTTCTATAACCTTTAGGATTGATCATTTCTGAAAACATTTCTGTAACGTATTTTCTCCATAACATTTTTGACCACCAAATACTCTTAAATGGTACTTGATTAGTTGCAAGTGTCATTAAATCTTCGTATTCTCTTTGCCTCATATCTTTATCTTTTCTTATTGCACCATATCCAACGTTGATAGCACTAGTCATTAGTTCAAGTGTATCTGCGGCTAATGGCCCTATTATGTTATTAAGGACATCCCAATTATTCATAGGTCTAGCAGAAGATTTTTGTTGGAATCCTGATATCATTTTATCTCCACCCATAACACTCATCGCTAAATCTGATACTATACCAAGAACTCCTGCTTCTTGTGCAACTCTTGCCCAGTATTCTGGTTTACTTGCATCGTATGTAGGTCTGCCTTTTAAAAATTCTTTTAATTGAACTGTTACTGCCGCTGTTGCCATTAAACTTGCGGCTATTGTAGCAACAGTAATAATCATATCTTTATTACTATTATGTTTCCAGGCACGCATAGTAGTTTTTCTAAAAAATGAAATTGGATGTGCTTTAAATTGAGTCATAGATCTTACTATTTGTGCACCTGTTTTGTGGTATTCCTTACTAAAAAATGCACCAGCCATTCTATCAAACTGTGATGGTTTCATAACCATTGTATCTACTGCGTCTGCAACTGCCGCTACAAATTTACTTCTAATATTATATTGAAAACTTTTATCTACTATTTCTGCAACTCCTGTTTTATTGATTGCAATCTCTCCAGCTCCAAGTTTATACATATCTAATCTACCATTAGCATCTAATAATCCATCTGGATAAATTGATTTGTCATTTTGATATTTGATTAAGTTATCCCAATCATCTTTTACTATTCCGTATTTTTGTAAATTTTTTTGGAATGGCTCTCCAAGGTCGTTCCATTTTCTACCAGTTTGAATAAGTTCTCCAAGATGCCTACCATAGACACCTGCGGCACTTGACTGTAAACTTTTAGTCCACCAGTTTAATCCTGATCCCCTAAAAACAAAATGAGCAAATGCGGCTGAACCCCTTACCCAACCTTTTTGATTGTTTAATCCATCATTTAAAATAAATCTTGCACCAGCGGCATTCTGCCAACTCTCTGTCATCTCTACAAAATATCTTGCATATCTTATTCTATCTGCTTTACTACCTGATATCATTCCTGAACCAGGAAACACTGTTGCTAACAGGCCATCTCTACCAAACAATGGTAAATTAAAAATTCTTCTTCCTGTTGTAATAAACACAGGTATATCTAATATTGCTGTTACTACTGCAGATCCAAGTTTAGCACCTGCTTGTATATTTCTTAATACGTTGAATGCTGTTGTAACAGTTGCTTGTTCTAATATGTCTGGTCTAACTAAAGTTTCTAAGTAATGCATACTTGCATCAAGTTGTGCTTCTTGCATAGAACCTATATCTCTTTTTATACTTCCATCATTCCAACCAATTATCCTTTTAACTTTTTCCAAACCCGCGGTATGACTTTTTCCACCTAAAAATTTAGTAACACTAATATCTCTTGATAGTTCAGTTATATGTGCAGTTATTTGTTGATGCAGTGTAGCATCATCTGCATACTTTGATGTAATTTTTGAAAAAGATTCACCATCCTTCCATTTTATATACCCATCTTTTTTTCCTACTACCGTGCCACCTTTTGTAACGTGTCCGTGTTCCCTTGCAAGTTTATCTATAACAACTGGATCTTTATCACCAATATTCCTCCAATTTGCGGATGTTGTATCTCCATTTGTCAATCCTTCATACCAGTCTCTTGCTAAATTTTGTCTTTGAGTTAAATCTCCATGTACATCATCTAATGCTTCTGCAACTTCTTTTATAAAAGTATCTTTATCTGTTTTTAATGCAAGTCTTCTATTCCATCTTACTTTCATACCTAATCTATTAAAAGGCATCCATCTGCCTGCTTTCTCAAAAGAATTTTTTGCTTTTAATGTAACTTCTTCAAATAAAGCCTGTGCAATTAAATATGCTCCTTTATTTTTTGTTCGTTGTGTAACATTTACTCCTTTCTTTAATTCAAAATTACTATATTCTGTCCAAAAATCAGGAAAGTTTTTTCTATCAGACATAAATGTTTCGTGACTGATTCCTATTTCTGCATTTTTAAATGATGTTTCTAATCGTCCATGGAAGTCACCAAAAAATTCTGTACCTGTAACTCTATTAAGTTTATCTAATGGTATAGTTCCCCAAGTATCATTAGTATCAACTATTGCACCCATTACCGCTTTGGCTTGCATTTGTTTTTTCTTTTTTGCTGGATTTCTATTAAAAATCCAAGAATGTTTTTCGTATCTTTCATTAGTAGCAATACTGTTTCTAATATTATCAATTCTTGTTTCTAAATCCATCAATGCATTACCTTGCTGTGCAGTTTCAGCCATCTCTTGTATTATAGATTTTCTTTCTGCTACTATATCATATATTGCACCTATTTCTTTTTGTAAATGTGTTACTGTACGTCCATCTTCAAGTTTAACAGGTTCATCTAATGATATACCTTTTTTAACTGCGTTTGCATTGATATGATTAAATTCTGCTTGAAACGCTTCTTGTTCCCATTTAGTAAAAGGCTTATTACCTCTTGCCGCTTCTATAATTTTAATACAACCTTTTAATCTTGGATCCATTAAATTTTACTCCTTGCACAGTTCATTGCTTTAATTCTTGCTTCATCTAGATTATTTGCTTCAATTAGTTTGGCTTCTTTTTTCTTTATATCAGCTAAAAAATCTTTTTCTGATGTGTTTAAATCTTTTGCAGGGGTAGTTTTTTTTAATGTTTGCGTTGCTTCATCCCATTCATATCCTAATCTTGATAATCTGGATTTAGGTGTATTAGATAACATTGAATGATAAAGAAGTTTGTTTATGTTTGCTGTTTCTAAATTATCAATTCTGTTTAATTCTGCTCTAACATTTTGTAATGATTTATTATTGACTCTATCCAAGTATGCTTCAGTATCTGTTTTGTTTTTTGAATCTGCTTGTAATTCTTGTGCTTCATCTGTTCTTACTTGTCTTTCCTGTGCCTCTATCTCATCAGCATTTAATTTTGTTTTTTCTGTATCTGGTCTTATAGGACTAATTGTTTTTGGATCTAATTCATCTAAAATTTTATCTAATTCTTTTGGATTTAACCTTTCTTCTGATTTTATTTTTCCTGTTTTATTATCTTTTATAACTCTTTTAATACCTACTATATTAAATTCGCTATCAAAATCAAAACTTAATCCAGTATTTTTTTGGTCATCTAAATTATATTTTGAATCAAATGCTCTTATACCACCTTCACGATTTACAACATTTTCAAATGCTCTTTGATCTAAATCTGTAATTTCTGTTAGTATACTTTTATTGTTTGTAACACCTTCTAAATCTATACGTGCATCTACACCTTTACCTTCAACAATATCTGTTGATGCTTTTACAATAGTTCCCATATCTCCTGAAAGTTTTACTTTTCCTGTTTCATCAATAACAACTTTAGCATATATTGGATTGCTTGGTAATGTTGTAGTTACTAAACCAGCATCGTCAATAAAATATGTTCCTTTTGTTGAAAAATTGATTGTATTTTTGTTTATTTGTCGCGGTGAATCAAATCTTCCAGCATCAATTAGTGTTTTTAATCTTTGATTTAAATTTCTTGATTTTGGTAAAGTACGAAGTAAAACATTACTGGCATTTTCAGGAACATTCATTTGTCTAGCAAAATCAAGTGATTTTCCTATGCTTGGACCTATAGAACCAATAGCACCTCCTAATACAGCGGCAAAAGCCATATTTCTTAAAACATTATATTCACCTTCCATACCTCTTAAATCATATGCGGCATAACCAAGTGGACTAATTCCAAGTTCAATTGATGCATTTAATCCAGCAACAAGTCCTGCTGTTTTCCAAATACTTTTTCCTGCAAGTCCTATTGGAACAGGAATTAAATTTACTGGGTCAAACATAGCACCACCAAATGCACCTAATGTTTTCAAAGACCAGAATCCACCTGGCTCCATTTGAAATCTTTTTGCGGCAACCTGTGCTTCTTTTGCATTATACAACATTTCGTAAGACATATGTGGTTCCCACTCTAATCCTTCTACTTTTAAACCAGAAGCAGGATCGTTATATTGATCTTCTGATATTTCGCTTTCTCCAGCAACTTCGTAACGTTGTTTTGCTCTAGTATTAGCGGTAATAGTATTATAGTAACTGATTGTTGTATCTTTAATACCTGATTTAGCCCCTATAACAAGGGTATCCCAAGCACCTTTTTCAAATGGTGATACTGTTTCTTTTGTAGCTCTACCTACGTATGAATCTTTTAATATTACTGGCATCTTATTAAGATCCTGTTATTTCAAATTCTACACCAATGTCTGGTGCATCAAACTGTCTATATGGATTATCAGGTTGTTCTCTAATAATAGTAAACAAATATTGTAATGGTGTTTGTGTACTACCTGTATTACCTTTATCTACTAAACCACCTTTGAATAATGCGTGTTTTTCTGGATCATTTAATAAATCCATTATTTCTTTTCTATTCATACCATATTGAGCTTTTTTTCCATATGGTATATTATTACCAATCCATTCTAACATCCATGGTTGCATATCACCAGTTGATACTGCGTGACTAACCATAACAAGTATGTCTTGTTCTTTTGGATCATTTGTAAGTTCTCTTGTTGCAAAATCACCTTTTTTTAATGCCATAACAGTTTCGTTGGCTAATGATTCTTCTGGTTTAATATACGATTGTGGTCCAGCCTGTTTGCCTCCAGCTGTTTCCATATCTTGTATTTTATTTTTGAATTCTTCGTTTGCTTCAATTACTTTTTCGTTTAAAGTTTTCTCTCTCATATCAACTTGAGTTACATTTGCTTCATCTACCCACGAAACTTCTTTTAATACTTTAAATTTATTTGTAAAACCAGTATGACTGTATTCAATATAGTCTGCTTGATTTTGTAATTGTGCTGAAATTGGTACATTACCTTTTACTTTTGAATATGGTTTAATTGAAAATTCTGAATACATACTATCACCAGCCTGTGTTATCTGTGATAACATTACAGGAGTACCTGCTTCATCATAATAGGTTAGCTTACCATTTACAAGACTAACGGTAAAATCAGGAAAATTGCTTTGTAAATCATCAACTGTATCAAGATTTGCACTAACACCCCCATATGCTAATGGATCTTTTGCAACTTCTAGATGAAATAGTTTATATTCATCAGCCGCGGCCTGATTAGGAACATCATTTAGAGAAGCAAATGTTATTTGACCTGGAGCAAGTTCAAGTTCAACAAAATTAGCCGCTATATATTTGTCTGTTAGTTCTATTGCTCTGCCAATATCACCTCTTGTACTCACAATAAATTTTGCCAGCATAGTTTTATGCATTGCCATCATTGATTGTGTTTGTGCTGTTGACCATGAACCTTTTGTAAATCCGTATTTTGAATCATCACTAAACTCTGCTTCTGTCATTATTGTTAAAATTTTTTCCATATTGTCTGCTGTCAAATCAGCATCATAGGCTTCTAATTCACTTTTATATGATGACATTTCCTTAATATTATTAGTATATGCTTTTGTTGCATCACCTAACTGTACAGATGTAAATTCTCTTCCTGGACCATGAACAGCCAATAATGCTAATAAAACATCGTCTTCAACTTTTTCACTTTGTTCTACTAATTTTTGCATAATTTGATATGTATTATCTTGACCATATTGCATATATGCCTGATTTATAAACGAAACTTGTGCTTCACCATTCTCTGCATTACTAAGACCTGTTTTAAAATCATTTACTAATTTTTGTGGCATAACATTGATCATATCAACTTGAATATTAAGTGTTGATGCTACATCTTTTTTTAATTGGTCTAGTCCTGCTTTAGTGTTATCTGTAGTTGGATCCCAATTTATAATACCTTTAGATATCAATGCTTGAACAGCATTGTTTCCATTATCATCTAATAATGTTGCTAATTCGTTTTGTGCATTACTAAATGCATCTATTTTCAATTTCTGTATCTTGATAGAGTTGTCTTTTTGCTCTTGCGTTTTAAATATAACTTTGCCATTTTTATCTTTAGTTTTTCCAACTACTATTGTTTCAAGATATTTTTCCGTTTCTTTTAATATAATTGCTTCTTGGGTTGCTTCTGCAGTTCCTCTACCTAAAACATAACTTTGGTATGCGGATGTACCCACGGCTACAGACTCACTCCATTTTTGATCAAATATTTGTAATTCTAATTCTGTTGCACCTGATCTTTCTAATTTTGATCTAATTTTTTCTTTATCGTGCTCTGATTGCCATCTTACGAAGGTGCTATGATCAGTATCTTGAGATGGATTATTGATATCTGATCGTTCAGTAGTTTGATAGTTTGCATCTGTGAATATTTGCTTTTTAATAGTATTACCAGATGCATTTGATGCATATGCTTCCGTAGCTTCTGCCATTGCGTCTGATTTTAAAGATGTATTTGCTGTTCCAAAGTTTTTATTAAGTGCTGTAATTTTTTTCTTTAATTGTTCTTGTTCTGTTAAAGTTAAATCCATACCACGTGGAAATACTTTGCTTAAATCTTTTGTATCTAAATCACCTTTCCAACTTCCGTTCTCTATTTTTTTTATTAAAGCGTCTCTTGCTTTAGGATCTCCTTCTACTCTTTTCCATTCTGCTTCTAACAATGCATCAAGCATATCAAGTCTAAATGCATTTCTTTGTAAATTCAAATAGTCTGCTGTAGGGGAGTGACTTACTAAATCAATTTCAATTTTTGCCTTTGCCGCTTCCATTAAGGCTAATGCATTTTCATCACCTGTTAAAATAGCGAGTCTGGCTGTGTTTGCACTTCTATCAATTACATATTCTGCCTTATTAAGTGCTGTGGCTCTATTTTGATCAATTATGTTTCCTTGTATTTCTGCTCCAACTGCCGCTTTTTGTTTTTCGTAAGCCATAAACACAGGGTTCTGCATTTTTTCTGGTAATGAACCTAATAATTCTGCTTCATATTCTTTTGTTGCTTCTACATAACCTTCTGGATCAAGTTTGAACTTTGTTCTCCATAAGTCCATATTTGTAGAAATCTCTATTTCTTTATTATGTAAAAATGCTGTATTTTGTCCATTCTCATATGCCGCTCCTGAAATGGTCCATGACGGTTGTAACTTGTCTTGAATTGTAGTTTCACCTTTTTTGTTTGCTTCTAATTCTCTTTCTTGTCCTACTTTGAATGCTTTATCTTTTGCATCAGCATCAGCAACGTTGTTTGCTAATGTAGAAATACTATCAACAACTTTAATTGCCGCATCTCCACCAACGTAAGGCATTGAAAATGAAGCCTTGGGTGCAATATTTGATCCAGTAGATGTATCTTGTTTTACATTTACTTTTTTGCTTCTTATTAGTTCTGGTCTTGTTGGTATCTCTGGCATTATTTTAATCCTATATCTTCCATAGCCGCTGTATCTTCAACAGTTGGACCTGTATTTTTTGGAATTGCTCCTCTTGTACCTAATGTAATTGCCGCATTTGTCATTCCACCAAGTAAAGAAATTTTAGCTTCGTGTCTGTAACTGTCAGCACTGAATTTTTTACTTAAAATAGATTGTGATGTATTAAATGTATCTGTGAATTGATCTTCTGCAAAATTAGCCGCTGTTTGTCCTAATATTTGTCCTGGTGTGCCTTCCATTTTTATACCAGCCGCTGAATACAATGCTCGTTGTTCTCCAATTTTGGCTCTTAATGCTCTTAATCTTTTTATTTTTCTTAATGCATATGATTCTGTTTCCATTTTTCCTTGAAACATTGTAAATCCTGCTTTGGCTTGCATTTGTTGTGCTTGTAAAAAGCCCGAATACATCTGCCCACCTGCACCAATAAATGGTGCCGCAACTCTTGCCGCATTGAATAATGTACTTAAAGTTGAAGATGCTTTAACAGCGGTACTTGCCGCTTGGAATGCTTGACTTGCTGATGTGAATAACGTTGAACCACCACCTGTTGCATAAGCGGCCGCTCCTATTAAAGCAATTTTGACTAATTTATTTTTTGGTGCACACATTGTTAGTTTCTTTTCCTCTCAACTAGATAAATTTTTTCGTCCCCTACCGTGTAAGATCCAAATTGTTTGAATTTTAATGTATTTAACCATTTTATAGAGTCTGCGTGTTTAGACCAAACCTGAACCAAGTGTCGTTTTGTAGGGTGTTTTTTCATACTACGTTTAATCAATTGATTTGCTTCTCTAGTAATTCTAACAAAGAAATCTTTCACCATTGGAGTTGCTACAAACCAATACCATACTTCATCATCTATTATGTGAGTGCCTGATGCTAAAAAAGGAACTCCGTGATATGTTCCTGTTACTCCATCTTCTAATTCTTCGTATTTGTTTAGGATTAATGCTTTGGTATAACCCATTAGCATAAATTCCATTTCGTCTGCGACACGACAATTATTTACAACATATCTAAAATGTGTAAAATTTAATGAATGTCTGACTGGTTGTTTATCCTGCTTGTAATTTTCCTGCACCAAATTTAACTTCCGTAATACTACTTAATATAGTGCAAGGAAGGGGGTCAGTCATTGTGAAAGTAACTTGTGGTGTTGTACTATAACCATTAAGTCTAACTCTTTTCATTCCTGAAAAAGCAGTTACACCTTGATTTAATAATGCTGTTCCTAATTCTCTGAAAGGTACTGTAATATTATCAACTGTCAATGCTTTGGCATTATATAATTGTAAATCAACTAATACTTTCCTCATTTTTTCTCCTAAAGTACTTTGACCTCCTGTTTGAATTATTAAGTTTAATGTTTTTGCTGTTGCTGTATATGTGTTTCCAATTTGTGTAGATGAACTTTCTCTTGTTAAAGTAAAATTACCAGCCGCTGTTACAGTAACGTCAGGGTGTTTTAATCCGTCGGCTACTACTTGTACTGTTTGTCCTTCTAATCCTTGTGCACCTGTAAAACTTGATGCTGTTGCACTTGACGTATGATAACTGTCAACGTAAACGTCATCTTCAGTAAGTTTTTCTAAAAACACACCTGTTTGTAAAGTTGAACCATCATTATCATATCTTTGTACCAATGCATATAATGAATCATCTGCTACACCTACTGCTTTAAAGTTGCCATGAGTTGTCCATTTATTCCATCCTACAACTGAAAACTCTACGTTTATACCTAAACAACCTATTGAACCATCTGAATTTAATGCAAAAGAATAATTTGTATTATTATTTGAATAGTTTGCTAGGTATGCCATTTGTGTTGCACCTACTAGTATATCGTGATGAATTAAAGAATAGTTTTTTGCTGAATAGGCATCTGTATTAAAATTGTAAACAAATGCTCTAGTTTGTTTTCCAGATTTATCATTGAATAATACTTCATTATCAACAACAACTGGTTCTGTTGTACCTGCGGAAACTCCATATCTGGTTTGCTGTCTAACAAGTACATTACTGGGTGTCACAGGCTCTCCACTTAAATCAAACTCACCATCTGATGTGAATATGAAAAGTGATTGTTGTGATACTAAATGTCTAATAATATTAAGTTCATCTGATGCTATTGTAAATGTAAATGCCGCATCATCAGTTATATCACCTGTTGTAGTTGTTGAACCACCCGATTCTGTTACTGTTTTTGTTAATGGATTAAAATTATAAAAATCTCCTGACTGTGATCCAAATAATGTTTGAGGTTTATCTCTACTACCCCCAAATACTAATCTATTTTGGTGAAACGAAACTGAACGTGGCCAGCCTCCACCTAATGTTGCAGATAAATTTGAAAATGCATCTATTTCCCATTCATTACCACTTGCTCCATCTGTATCTACTAAATCGTAAATGACATCTGCAGTCATAACAGTTGCTGATGTATGTGATTTTAATTGTACTAATCCACCATTGATAGATACGTACATATTTTTGTGTCCGTTGGGCCAATCAGCATCTACCCAAGCATAAGAACCTGAACTTAATGTCATATTGATTCCTGTACCTGTTACTGCTGACGGTGTAAGTGTTGTTGCAAAATTAAAATTTGTTTGTGGAATAAAATCAAAAGAAAGATAACTTGCTGTCCAGTCTGTGTTTACTGATCCCCTAACTAATTGTATAGGTTGTATATCTGGATGTGTAAAAATCATTACATCAAATGATTGTGTAAATCTCATATCAGCTATTGCCGCTAATGTAATTGGAAATACTTGACCACCTGATCCATTTGTTAAATGTGCTACTCTTGTGTCTTGATAAAAGATATGCATCTGTGATTGTGTGCTATCTGTTGGCTCTAATACAATAACATATTCTTGTCCATCACTAAATCTAAATGGAATAAGTCTGCTTGATGCGTGAAAGCCTGCTGTTGTTAAACTTGTTGATCCATCTGGTGTTGTTGATGCATCAGGATCTGCGGATATATATTGGAAACCTTTTCTCTTTTGCATACCACCTTGCGGTAACAAAAGCATATTTGTACATTCTTCTAAACCAGTTTTATAAAGTTGTGAATCTACCCTGCCATCCATGAAGGGGCCTAGTTGGCCTGTGTTGTAAGAATTTTGAGTTATACGACGTGTTGTCATTCATTAATTAGTTGGATGTCTTAGTCTATTAAAATTGCCACCTATGTGTGCTTCAATCAATTGACCAGCCGGTACAATATTTCTTGGTGGATTTTCTTGTCCATCTGCTATCCTTGCCGCTCTTAATTTAGATTGGAAGTCTTCTGCAAGCCTGCCTGTAAGTGTTCCAACTCCTGTAATTGCTTCGTTGATTTCTACTGCCATTTTAGCAATAAGTGCCTCTATAAAAAATACTGGAAAATTATCTTCTGTTAAATCTTTTACGTAGATAATGTTCAATGGATCTGTATTTGAATAAACTTTTGCACCTTCTACAGAATAATCTGTAATTGCATACCCTTGGCTATCAAAAAATCCTTTTATTCTTATTACATCACCTGGTAAACTGTGTGTTTTAGTATAACTTAAATCTGTTGGTGTTTCTGTTGTAAGATTTACTGCTACTTTTGTAATTGCAAAATTCCAAAAAGTATAATACATTAAACCTTTTTTAACATTACTATACATTGTAGAACATACGTTTGCTTCGTTTGATCCGTCTGTGAATGCAGAAATGGTACTTGCTCCACATTTTACTAATGCTTGATTTGAAATTGATATATTTGACTCAGCCATTTGTTAAATTCCTTTTAATAATATTATTTACCGCATAAAACAAGACAGGCCCGGTTAAGGGCCTGTCTATAAAGTTATAGAATAAAAATCCTTATTCTGTTACTTGTACTTCTACGACACCATCAGCATCTATCAACGCTGAACCCATTGACATCTCACCTAAAATAAGTGTAGATGCTTTTTGTGGAACATAGTTGATACCAACTGAAACGTCAGAACCTACTGCTAATCCCATTGAATTTTTGTGGAATGCGTAACATTTTCTAACAACTGAATCAGCTGTTAAAAGATTTGAAACGACCACTCTAAATCCAAATATTGAAGGGATATATCCTGTTGCCAACGCATTGTTAGTAATAATTCCGTTGTCAGAACTTACTAACGTAGTGTCAGTTAAAAGATCAGTTAAAGCGGCAGGTGATATAACCAAAGTACGATCACTTGAAGGTACGTCTAGTCCGTTTAAAGACTCATGTACTTCAAGCAACGCGGCTTTGTTAAGACCTGATGCTCCCTGTGCAGTATATTTGATTGTTGTTGGTGTGCCAGCATCTAATGCGTCAACAATTGCTTGGTCAGCGGCTCTTGCGAGTGCTCCACCTATAGCTTCTGAAAATGTTGATCTCATATCAATGTTGGTTTTGATTTCATCAAGTGATTGTACGTATTCACCTGCATGGTAATTTGCAAGAGTACATGATACTGTTGCGTTCTGTGCAGTAGAACCTGTGTAGGCACCTGGTGACGTTAAAGATTTGCTTGTATCCGACATAACGACGATATCTTCAAATCTTGCCTTGTTTTTAATCGAACCACCTTTTGTTAAAGTGTTAAACTTGTAAACTGAACCAGTTACATTTCTAACAACTCTAACAGAGTTAGTAAGATTTGACGTCAACTGCTGATAAGCGTGTTTGACATCATCTGCGAACATAGTTGTAAATGCATTACTAACCGATGTTCCTGCGTTTGCTACTAAAGCCATTTTATTTTTCCTCTCTTTAGTTATTATTATTATTAAAGTTTAACGCTATGGAATTGTGTTATATTTGAATGGGCCTTGTGGTTGTCCTTCTTATACAACGTTCTAGAACTTGTATTTCACAGCAATACCAACTGTTTGTAATCTTGTACAACCAAAGTAGGCCTTACGGTTATCTACGTGATTATTTATAAGTTTTTAAGAAATCCTTATCTGTGTTTATTTTTATTTTAGGATAATATGCTAATATTTTTTCAAATGTATGCTTATATCTCCACTTCGGTACTTGATTATGTACTAAACTTACGTTTGTATCTGTTCTTTCTCTGTATATAGAATCCGGACCCCCATCAAATCCTATTACATCTATATCTGTAAACCCTAATTGTGCGGCAAATACAATGCATATTTCTCCTGTAAGCCAACTATTCATTCTAAAATATGGAAAACGAATTGGTCTCATATCAGGTATCATTATTGTACTTGTTTCTCTGTGTGCTCTATGTGACATCATTGGCAAATATACTTGTTTAATTTTATCTTTGCTCATTTGTTCTAACACTCTTCTGTCTTTAGCAATGAGCCAGTCAGGCATAAACTCTTTGTATATTTGATTACAACCAAATGTTGGATAATTTAATTTTGTAAGATCGTGTTGTTTTCTACTTGCACCGTTACCAATTACTGTACATTTAGGCATTTATTTTATAATTTTTAATATCTTTTTTGAACCCATATATATTTCTGTTTCTGCGGTAACTCGTTTACATACAAATCTAACACTTTCTGGATTAACTTCTCTTTCCGCTATTCTTTTTGATCTCAAACAAGCGGATAAGGATTCTTTATATGTGTGTTCAATAATATTTCCATTTAATATTAGTAAAAGGCCAATAACTATTTCCATTCGTCACTACTCCAATGTATCATAACAATCTGTATCATCATTTTGTCCCCACGGATCTCTAGTATCATTCGTTTGATTATGTTCCCATATATCACGTTCTGCTCTATTTTTAAAATGTGAGATTTTTATTCTTTCAAATAATTTATCGAGTGTTGTTGATTCGTTATCAAATGTAGTTTTATTATTATCAAACATTATTAATCCCACTGTATTGTTGTGCTGAACTAAACTTATAAGAGCACGTGTTTTCTCTGAAAGAGAAGACAACTTTTAATTCAGCACACTGATATTTAATTGATTAGTTTTAATATGATAGTAAACATACCACCTATTAATGCTATGGTTGAACCCCAAACAACTATTTCTAAACGATTGATACGTGCTAATAATCTATTGATCATTTCTTGTGTTTGTTTTTGCATTATTCTGCAGAGTTTTTCGTGCTGATCCATTCTATAATGA